AACATTGTTTTACCTGCAAAATCACACATCATAGCTATCGACGTTAACGTTGAAGTAGCATTTAATGGTGGTGGTGCTGACACTTTAGATGTTGGTATCGTAGGTAACTCAGACTTATATGTTGACAACGCAGACGTTTCAGCGATAGGTCCTGTAGCATTAGGAACAACTGGTCTTTGTACAAATTGGAAAAACATTGGAACATCTGATGTTAGAGTAGCAATGAAATACATCGACGCTGGTGGAAACAGTTCTGCTGGGAAAGCAAGAGTAACAATTACATATACTCAAGCTAACAACCACAGTTAATAAATAATTTAGTGTGGGCTTCGGCCCACACATAATTTAATAGGAGAATAATTAATGAGTACATATCCAGTAGATGTAAAAGCGGTCCAAAAACATACTGTTGCAACACACACTATATTTGCAGGACCAGGCAGAATTGTAGGTCTTTATCTTAATAAAGAACCTAACCTTGCACAAAGCACTGTTACTTTACAAGATGACAGCACAGATGTAGCAACATTTAAAGTTAGAGCTACTAATAATACTAATGGAGCCGGTATGAATGAATACATTCAGTTTCCAGGAACAGGTATTAGATGTGCAACAAGTATTAAGGTTACAATTGCAGATGCAGTTACATTTTGTACAGTAATATTTGGTTAGGAGTTTAAATGGCTACCATAACTTACACAGTAACCGTAGCAACGGGAACAACCCAATATGGAACCGGTAATAGATATTATATTAACGGCGAGTTAGCTCCTGTCTTGTATTTACAAGAAGGCAACACTTATATATTTGACACTTCTGATAGCACTAATGGCACTCACGTTTTTGCATTTTCTACAAATCCTAATAATAGTCCGGCAGCTCCTTACACAACAGGCGTAACTACTACAGGAGTATCTGGACAAGCCGGATCAAATACGACAATTGTTGTAGCACCTGTTAAAAGAACAGGAGCTCCTGTATTATTTTATTATTGCACTGTTCACTCAGGAATGGGTAATGCTGCTCAAACTATTGCGCCTACTTCAGAACAATCAGAATTTAATCCACAGATAGATGAGATTATTGAAGAGGCTTTTGAAAGAACAGGAGTTCAAGGAACTAGAACTGGTTATCAATTAAGATCAGCTAGAAGATCTTTAAACATAATGTTTCAAGAATGGGGTAATCGAGGTGTTCATTTATGGAAAGTTAAACTTGCTAAGATTCCATTAGTAGAGGGTCAAGCAGAATATAATTTTGCATCTGATTCTACAAACTTTCCACAAGATATAGATTCAGTATTAGAAGCTTATTACAGAAATAATTCCGATGCAACTGCACCAGCAGATATTGCATTAACTAAAATAGACAGATCAGCTTATTCAGCTACACCAAATAAATTAGCTAAAGGTACACCATCACAATATTATGTAGAACGAAAATTAAACCCAAGTATATTTTTATATACAACTCCAAGTTCAAGTGTATCTAGCACAACTTCGCCAAATAATTTTCAATTTTGTTTTTATTATTTAGCAAAAATTCAAGATGCGGGTTCTTCTAATTATACGTCAGATGTAGTTAACAGATTTTATCCTTGTATGATGTCTGGTCTTGCATATTACTTAAGTCAAAAATATTCACCAGCTATGAGTCAAGAGTTGGAAAGAAGATATGAAAGTGAATTGTTAAGAGCATTAGATGCGGATAATCAAGGCACATCTACATTCATATCACCACAAACATTTTATGGAGATGGAGTATAATGGGTAAGTATGCATCAGGTAAATACGCTTTAGCAATTTCTGATAGATCAGGAATGGCATTTCCATATTCTGAAATGGTAAGAGAATGGAATGGTTCTTTAGTTCACATATCAGAGTTTGAAGCAAAGCAACCACAATTACAACCAAAGCCAGTTGGCTCTGATCCACAAGCTTTATATAATCCAAGACCACAACCAGAATCAAAAACAAGTTTAATTCTTTTAAATAACAATCCTTTTACATCTGTTAAATATGGTGGAGCAACTTATGTAAATGTTTTTTCCGAAGATCATCAAAGAGCAGCAGGTTCTGTTGTAAGATTTAGAGGCGCACCTGTTGTAACTGCTGCTGGACCAGCTGGAGCTGATCAAGTTGCACAAGCTGAATTAAAAAATTTACAACAATTTGCAACTATACCAACATTTGATAATGTTAGTGATTTAAATAATTCAAATGGATTTACAATTGCTTTAGGACAAATAGATTCTTTAGGAAATGTAACAGGAGCAACAACATCAGATCCTTTAACAGATCCAATAAATTATTTTTATATAACAAGCGCTAGTACTGCTACATCAGGTGGTATATCAGGAGGTGGAGCAAATACATCTGCTGGGCCAGTAACATTAGGAGTCGTAAACGGATAATGGCATACACTTTAGATAATTTAAGAACTGATATTAGAAACTACACTGAAGTTGGTAGTAACGTTTTATCTGATTCTGTTTTAGAAAGAATTATTAAAAATGCAGAATTAAAAATACATAGAGCCATTGATACTGATCAAAGTGTATTCTATGCAACATCAAACTTAATTATTAACAATAGATATGTAACAATACCAGCTGATTTAAGATTTATTAGATATGTTCAACTTACAAATTCTGATGGTGAGCAGTTCTATTTAGAACAACGAGATACTAGTTTTATGGCGGAATATTATTCTACGCCTGGAACAAACTCTGTAGATATCCCAAAATACTATGCAAACTGGGATGAAGAATTTTGGGTGGTAGCTCCAACACCTGACAGAACTTACGAAATTACACTAGCTTATGACAAAGAGCCAGCAACACTTACGACTGATACTTCTGGCACATACTTGTCAAACAAATACTCAGATCTTCTTTTATATGCCTGCTTGGTAAATACATTTGGGTACTTGAAAGGACCGCAGGATATGTTACAATACTATCAAGCTGCTTATAATGAAGCTTTAGAAACGTACGCTCTCGAGCAAATCGGGAACAGACGCAGAGACGAATATCAAGATGGTGAAGTTCGCGCTCAACTTAACGTCAAACCACCATCAAGTTATGGAAAATAAATAGGAGAAAATAAAAATGGCAAACGTAGTACCTTACTCATTCGCACAAGAATTGTTAAAAGGAGCTCACAACTTTACAACTAATACTATTAAACTCGCATTGTATACTGCTAATCCTTACACTACAGCAAGCACAGCTTATAGTTCAGGATCAGCTAACCAAGTTAGTGGTACAGGATATACAACTGGTGGAAATACTTTAGGAAGTCCAGTTGTTGCAAACCAAACAAATGTTGCAACTTTGACTTTTGCTCAAACGCAATGGACATCAGCAACTTTTGGTGCAGCTTTTGGAGTTATATATAATAATTCAGCAAGTGATAAGTTAGTCGTTGTTTTAGATTTTGGTGGAACAAAATCTTGTTCAAACGGAACATTTACAATAACGTTCCCAAGTACAAGTTCAGGTTCACCGGCTGGAACAGATTCGCTTATTAGCATAACATCTTAATAGGAGAATAAAATGGCTTTGGTTATAAATGATAGAGTAAAAGAAAACAGTACAACTTCTGGCACAGGTAATATTACACTTGCGGGTGTAGCAGCTGGACAAGGTAATGTAACTTTTAATAGTGGTATTGGAACTTCTAATACGACTTACTATTGTATTTTTGAACAAGGCACAAATACGTTTGAAATAGGTTTAGGAACTTTATCAGGTTCAACAACTTTGGAGAGAACAACAGTTATTAATAACTCTTCAGGTAACACATCTAAAATAAGTTTTACAGGCGGAACATTAGATGTATTTTGTACAATGCCTGCAGCAAAAACGGTTTACTTAGATTCGTCAGGTAACCCAGTAGGAGCAGCAAGCAACGGTTTTGCATTAGCAATGGCGGTTGCATTATAAGGAAAAAATATGGCACAAGATTTTAGAAACGTATTAGTTAGAACAATTGGAACATCAGATACTACGTTGTTAGCAGGTGGAGACTACGATGCAGTAATTGGTATTAGATGTTGTAATATTTTAACATCAACAATTGCAATTGATGTTAAGATTGCTAAAGGCGGCGCTGACTACTTCCTTGCAAAAGGAGTTGTTATACCACCTAATTCTGCTATTGAATTAATTCAAGGCGGAGCAAAAATTGTTTTAGCGAATGGTGATACATTAGAAGCAGTCTCTGATACAGCTAGTAGTTTAGACGTGGTTCTTTCGTACATCGATACAATTAGTTCGTAGGAGGAATAATGACGGCAATAATAAATGGCATTCAATATATTGGAGGTCAAACAGCACCGAATGAATTTATACCAAATCAAGCGGCAACGATTGATGGAACTCAAACTGTAGAAAATGCAG